GTTATGAGTGGAAGATTACGGCTTTAAAGCAAGCACCCACGTTAGACGGATTGTCGAATGTAATCACAAATATAAATTTCGAATATAAAGGAACAGATGCCGACTCAGGCGAATCTGCTGTGTTTTATGGGGCTTGTCCTATAGGTGCACCTGATTCTGAAAACTTCACAGCTATAGGCGATCTTACCGAAGCAGATGTTATTGCTTGGGCACAGGCTAATCATCCTACAGACCATATGGACGAAGTTATTCAAAAAGAAATAAGCACAAAAATCACACCAACAAATGTAGAAGTAACAGGAGATGACGTCTCTTGGTTAGCTTCAGAAGAATCTGAATCATCAGAATAACCATTAACCACAATTAAATTAAATTATTATGTCAAAAATTAAAGATGAACAGCTTGAAAAGCTACAAGGATTAATTAAAGAATTAAATCAAATCCAATCGCAATTAGGAAGTATTGAGCTTCAAAAACACAGTTTATTACATCAATCATCTGATTTGCAAAATGGATTAAATGAGTTTCAAAAAGAACTTGAAGAAGAATATGGCAAAGTATCTATCAATGTTACTGACGGGACTTACGAAGAAATAACTGAAGAAGATGAAGCTAATAAGAAAGATTAGTGTAGGAAAAGATTATAAAAATGAAGCTATGCATTACTCCGTAGGCCAAGAGGTTTACGGAGGGCATACTATTTCTAATATAATCGAGGAAGAAAAAAAATACAGTATTTATATAGAAAAAAATAACGAAGTGCTACCTTGGAAAGACTTTAATAAAAATATGGCGGTAGCAGTCGAGTATAATTTAGAGTACTAATGCAAAGCTTGTTTAATTTTATAGTAAAGCCTAAAAACGGCAGAGCTAGTAATAAAACAAAAATTGGCAACAAAGAATTAATACTAAATACAGATTTGCAAGATCATAGATATGTGAATCGTCAAGGTATAGTTATTGATACACCAAAAAATATAAATACAGCTATTAAAAAAAATGATGAGGTAATAGTACATCATAACGTATTTAGAAGATTCTATGATGTTAGAGGCAAAGAAACAAATAGTAAAAGCTATTTTAAAGAAGATATGTTTTTTGTTGACGACTCGCAGATATTTTTATATAAAAGAAACAATAAATGGTTTGCGCCTGAAAATTATTGTTTTATAAAACCTATTAAATCAAATAATATTTTTAGTTTAGATAAAGAAAAGCCTTTAATAGGTATTGTAAAATACTTAAACAATTACTTACTTAATAGTGGTATAAAAGAAGGTGACTTAGTTGGATTTACTCCTCGAAGTGAATATGAATTTTTGATTGAAGGTGAAAGATTATATAGAGTAACAACAGATTCAATTGCAATTAAATATGGACACAAAGGAAACGAAGAGGAATATAATCCGAGCTGGGCAAAAAGCGGTTAAAGAACTTATTAAAGTTGCAGAAGAAATGATTATCACAAACACAGAGGATGACGTTTCTGCTGATAGATTAAAAAATGCTGCTGCAACAAAAAAGCTTGCAATATTTGATGCATTTGAAATATTGTCTAGAATAGAAGAAGAAAAAGCTATGTTAGATAATAAGCCGCTTAAAGAAAAAAAAGAAGCGTTTAAAGGCTTTGCAGAAAAAAGAAGTAAATAATGTATCAGCAAAGTTTATATGAGGTTGTTAAGCCTATAAAAATAAATAAACTAAAACGCTTTAATAAAGCCAAGCGATGGAAGTACGGCTACGATAAAGAGGAGGATATTGTTGTTATAAGTAAAACAGGACAGATTGGCGACGTGTATAGCATACAAAATTTAAACATAGCGTTACCACCTGAACCAAGTTCATTAAGTAAAAAAAACAATAAATGGCTTAAATCAGAATATCCTAAAGAACTGCAAAAAATAAAAACCATATTCGATTGGAAAACTTATCCAAAAGATTTTCAAGAAAAGTGGGAACCATACATAGATGAAGAATTCAGAAGACGTGAAGAAGGCCATTGGTTCTATAATAAAGATGTGGCTACTTACATTACTGGTACTAATTATATGTACCTGCAGTGGACCAAGATTGATGTTGGGGCACCAGAGTTTAGGGAAGCAAACAGATTATTCTTTATATTCTGGGAAGCTTGCAAGGCAGATAAGCGTTGCTACGGAATGTGTTACCTTAAAAACAGGCGATCTGGATTTTCATTTATGGCTTCTGCCGAGACCGTTAACAGCGCAACAATATCAAGCGACGCAAGATTTGGTATACTATCAAAGTCCGGTGCTGATGCTAAAAAAATGTTCACCGACAAAGTAGTTCCGATATCTGTAAACTATCCATTCTTTTTTAAACCAATTCAAGACGGTATGGACCGTCCAAAAACAGAATTAGCATATAGAGTACCAGCATCAAAATTAACAAGAAAGTCTATACAGTCTGGCGAAAAAAAAGAAGAGCTTGAAGGGTTAGATACAACTATTGACTGGAAAAATACAGGTGACAACAGTTATGACGGTGAAAAACTAAAATTATTAGTTCATGATGAATCCGGTAAGTGGGAACGCCCTGATAACATATTAAACAACTGGCGCGTAACAAAAACTACACTAAGACTAGGTAGCAGAGTTATCGGTAAATGTATGATGGGGTCTACATCGAATGCTTTAGACAAAGGCGGTGAAAATTTTAAAAAACTATATTATGACTCCGACGTTACAAAACGAAATCGCAATGGACAGACTCGCTCAGGATTATATTCTTTGTTTATACCTATGGAGTGGAATTACGAAGGATTCATTGATACTTATGGACACCCTGTATTCAATACGCCAGAAACGTTCGCTGAGGGACCATACGGAGACGTTATAGACACCGGAGTTATCGAGCATTGGGATAATGAGGTTGATGGATTAAAAGGCGACCAGGATAGCTTAAATGAATATTATCGTCAATTCCCACGTACAGAAGAGCACGCTTTTAGAGACGAAACTAAAAATAGTATATTTAATCTAGCTAAAATATATGAGCAAATAGATTATAATGAAGAAGTAGCTCATAATACTGTTAACCGCGGTAATTTCCAATGGGAGTACGGCGTAAAAGATACAAAAGTAATTTTTTTACCAGATAGCAACGGTAGATTTAATGTTAGCTGGGTGCCTCCTATTGGATTGCAAAACAAATCAACTGTAAAAAATGGCAGGCGATTTCCGGGTAATGAACATGTTGGAGCTTTCGGCTGTGATTCATATGATATATCAGGAACAACCGACGGACAAGGCTCTAAAGGCGCTTTGCACGGGCTTACTAAGTTTAGTATGGAAGAAGCCCCGTCTAACTCATTTTTTTTAGAATATATAGCTAGGCCTCAAACAGCAGAAACTTTTTTTGAAGATGTTCTTATGGCTTTGGTTTTTTATGGTATGCCGCTGCTTGCTGAAAATAACAAACCTAGATTATTGTATTATTTAAAGAGAAGAGGTTATAGAGGTTATTCGATGAGCAGACCTGATAAAATATGGAATAAATTATCAATAGCCGAAAAAGAAATAGGCGGTATACCAAACTCGTCTGAAGATATTAAGCAAGCGCATGCCGCTGCTATTGAAACTTATATTCAATCTTATGTAGGTAATAATGAAAATGGTATAAACAATCATATATATTTTAACAGAACATTGAATGATTGGGCTAAGTTTGATATAAATAAGCGAACAAAATTTGATGCTGCTATAAGTTCAGGATTAGCAATTATGGCTTGTAACAGGCATTTATATTCACCAATAGGACAAACAAATAAAACTAAACTTAATTTAAGTTTTTCAAAATATAAAAATAGCGGTCTAAGATCGCAAATAATAGATTAGTATGGCTGAGTCAGTTGTAAAAAGTTATTTTCCAAGTCAAGTCGCAAGCGATTTAGAAAAAATTAGTTCAGAGTATGGGCTAAAAGTTGCTAAAGCTATTGAGCATGAATGGTTCAAGAGAGACTCTGGCACTACTAGATTTTATAATAATCAAAACCAATATCACAAGCTAAGGTTGTATGCGAGAGGTGAGCAGCCAGTGCAAAAGTATAAAGACGAGTTGTCTATTAATGGTGATTTGTCTTATCTTAATTTAGACTGGAAGCCTGTACCTATCATACCTAAGTTTGTTGATATTGTTGTTAATGGTATTGCTGAAAGAACATACGACGTAAAAGCATACTCGCAAGATCCTTACGGTGTAGAAAAAAGAACAAAATATATGGAATCAATTTTGCGTGATATGAAAACGCAAGATTTAAATAACTTTGTTCAACAAAAGTTTGGTATAAACTTATTTGAAAATGAGCCAACAACGTTACCGTCTTCTGAAGAAGAGCTTTCGGTGCATATGCAATTATCATATAAACAAGCTGTTGAGTTAGCGGAGGAGCAAGCTATTAACACGGTATTTGACCAAAACAGATATGAGTTAATTAAAAAACAATTTTATTATGATTTAGCAGTATTAGGTATTGGTGCAGCTAAAACAACCTTTAGCACTTCTGAAGGAATTAAAATTGAATACGTTGACCCTGCAGATTTAGTTTATTCATATACAGACTCGCCATATTTTGATGATATATATTATATAGGTGAGATTAAAACAATACCTATTAACGAACTTAAAGTTCAGTTTCCGAACTTAACCAACGAAGACTTAGAAGATATAACTAAGCAAGGCGTGTATAATACTGACTTTTATCATAGGACATTAAATGAAACAAATAATGTAGACGCTAACTCGGTGCAAATTTTGTATTTTAATTATAAAACTTATATGAATGAAGTTTACAAAATTAAATCTACCGCTAGTGGTGCAGAAAAAGCATTAATAAAAACGGACCAGTTTGATCCGCCAAAAGATGAAAGAACTAGGTTTGAAAAAGTTTCGAGATCATTAGAGGTGTTATATGAAGGCGCATTAATATTAGGCACCGATAAGTTACTTAAATGGGAAATGGCCCAAAATATGATGCGCCCTAAAAGTGATGTGACCAAAGTTAAAACAAATTATGCGATGGTTGCGCCTCGTATGTATAAAGGAAAAGTTGAATCTTTAGTAAGCCGTATAACCGGATTTGCTGATATGATTCAGCTTACACATTTAAAATTACAGCAGGTAATGTCACGGATGGTGCCTGATGGTGTTTATTTAGATGCAGACGGTATTGCAGAGATTGATTTAGGTAATGGTACAAACTATAATCCACAGGAAGCGTTAAACATGTTTTTCCAAACAGGTTCTGTAATTGGAAGATCGTTTACATCCGAAGGTGATATGAATCCAGGTAAAATACCTATTCAAGAAATTACAAGCGGAAGTGGCGGTAATAAATTAGGTGTATTAATTAATACGTATAATTATTATTTACAAATGATTCGTGACGTGACGGGATTAAATGAAGCACGTGACGGAAGCATGCCTGATAAAAACGCATTAGTGGGCGTACAAAAATTAGCCGCCGCAAACTCTAATACAGCTACAAGACATATATTACAAAGCGGATTGTTTTTAACAGCTGAAGTAGCAGAGGCGATATCAATGCGCATATCTGATATATTAGAATACTCGCCTACAGCGGAAGCGTTTATACAAAGCATAGGCGCGCATAATGTAGCAACGTTAGACGAAATATCACAGTTACATTTAAGAGACTTTGGTATATTTTTAGAGCTAACGCCTGATGAAGAAGAAAAACAATTATTAGAAAACAATATTCAAACCGCCCTGTCAGCCGGCCTCATTGATTTAGATGACGCTATAGATATTAGAGATATAAGAAATATCAAACTAGCAAATCAATTGCTTAAAATAAGAAGACAAAAGAAACAAGAGCGCGATCAGCAAATACAACAAGAAAACATAAAAGCGCAGGCCGACGCAAACGCACAGGCTCAACAAGTTGCCGCGCAAGCTGAGATTCAAAAGAATCAAGCGCTAACTTCTCAAAAAGCAGAATTAGAAAAGATAAAAGCGCAAATAGATAGTAATAAGCTAAACCAAGAAGCGCAGCTTAAAAAAGAATTAATGCAGTTAGAGTTTCAAATGAACATGCAGCTCAAAGGCATAGAAGTTGATGGTCAAAAGAAAGCAATTAAAGAAAAAGAGGATCGCAAAGACGAGCGAACAAAAATACAAGCTAGCCAACAAAGCGAGCTAATTAATCAAAGAAAAAACAATTTACCACCAAAAGTATTTGAATCATCAGGAAATGATATACTTAGCGGTGATTTTGACTTAGGTTCTTTTGAACCCAAGTAATCTATAGTGTATATAATTATATAATATTTTATCATGGAAAACCAAGAAGAAGCAAACGTTCAGCAAGAACAAACGCAGGATCCAATTGTAGAGGCTAAAATAGTTGAGCCTCAGCAAGAAGAAGATCCTAATGTAGTAAAAATTGATTTAAGAAATTTAGAAACTAACGAAGATGCCGTTCAAGAGCAAAGCACAGATGCAAGCGATGATACTGTCGAACAACCCGAAGACACGCCAAGTAGCGAAGAAGTGGTTGAAGAAGTACGGGAGCCCGAACAAAATGAAGAGCCCATTACAGATGATGGGGCTGAAGAAACGGTATTAGAAGAGATTACAGAAGAGGAAATACAAGAAGAAGCTGAAGAGCTCGCTAAAGAAGTAGAAGAAGTAATAGAAGAAGCGCAGCAAACAGGAGAACCTCTTCCTGAAAATATACAAAAAGTTGTGGACTTCATTAATGAAACAGGAGGCACACTTGAAGACTACGTGGCACTAAACAAAGATTACTCTGATGTAGAGGATATGGCATTGCTGCGTGAATATTATACAAAAAATAAACCGCACTTATCTGCGGATGAAATTGATTTTTTAATTGAAGACAACTTTTCATATGACGAAGAGGTTGACGAAGAAAGAGAAGTAAAGCGTAAGCAGCTGCGATTTAAAGAAGAGGTTGCCCAAGCAAAAAGCTCTTTAGAAGGATTAAAAAGTCAATATTATGAAGAAATTAAAGCGGGTTCAAGATTAACAGCTGATCAACAAAAAGCTGTCGATTTTTTTAACCGCTATAATAAAGAGAATGAAGAAATCACGAAAGTTGCAGAGCAGCAAAAATCTATATTTAAAAAGAAAACTCAAGATGTTTTCTCTGACTCGTTCAAAGGTTTTGAATACAATGTTGGTGATAAAAAGTATAGATACAATGTAAAGCAAATAAATGAAGTGAAAGAAGCCCAGTCTGACATAAACAATTTTGTTCAAAAGTTTTTGGATGAAAAAAATACTATGAAAGATGCTAAAGGTTATCACAAAGCTTTATTTACAGCTATGAATACAGATAAAATTGCTCAACACTTTTATGAACAAGGTCGTGCAGATGCTTTAAAAGAAAGTATTTCTAAGGCTAAGAATGTAAAGATGGATCCGAGAGGGGTACATGAAAAAGTTACATCTTCGTCTGGGCTTACTGTTAAAGCAGTATCTGGTGACGATTCTTCAAGATTAAGAGTAAAAATAAGAAAATAATTAATTAAAACTATAAAAAATGAGTTTTCAAACAGGAGGAGCCTTTCCAGCTGGATTGACTCCATCACCAACAAAAACGTTGTTTGATAAAAACTATCTTTCTATCGGAGACAACGACTTTAACTTTACTAAGCAGTTTCTGCCAGAAGTATATGAAAAAGAAGTAGAGCGTTACGGAAATCGTTCTATCTCTTCTTTCTTGCGTATGGTAGGTGCTGAAATGCCTATGGCTTCTGACGAAGTTGTATGGACTGAGCAAGGGCGTTTGCATATTGCATATGATAACGCAACACTAGGCAGTACCTCAAGTAACACTGAAAAAACAATTAATATTACTGGACATGCTATTCGTCCAAACCAAACAATTGTTGTTTCTAAAGGTACTGATACTGTAAAAGCTTTTGTACAGTCTGTTGCAGCGGATAGCATTGAAGCTTACCCTTTAACATCTGCTACTTGGCCCGCAAGCTTTGTCGCTGATCCTGCGCCTGCACTAAAAGTGTTTGTATATGGTTCAGAATTTGGCAAAGGTTCTGCTGGTATGTCTGGATCAGTTGACGCTGGTTTCCAAAAGTTTTCAAATAGCCCTATTATCCTAAAAGATAAATATTCAATCAATGGTTCTGATACTGCTCAAATTGGGTGGGTTGAAGTAACTACTGAAATGGGTACATCTGGATATCTATGGTATTTGAAATCTGAGCACGAAACTCGTCTACGCTTTGAAGATTATTTAGAAATGTCAATGGTTGAAGCTGAAAAAGCGACTCAAACTATTAACATTCTTGATAACGCAGGTGCTGACTCAGGTGCTGATGTAAGAGGTACAGAAGGTCTATTTGCAGCTATTGAAAGCCGCGGCCTTGTATTCCAAGATCATGACTTTGATAAT